CTCGCCATTGCCCTGACAGCTTCATCTTGTTCCACGTCTGCAAGGTACCTCAGTCTTCCCGGTCCGTCTCGAACAGACTCAAGGCTTGGCACAGCTCCAGCAACCTGCAGAGCCTCTCGAATACGCTGATAAACGTCTCGAGAGTGTGGTTCAAAGCATTTGAGGAACAAACCCAATGCTTCCTCAGCGTCGGGGATGTACGAATACATCCGCAACATGCTCTCACTCCGCGAACGGTGCTTGTGGCGCTCAGGAAAGGCCATCCTGATAGCCAGGTCTTGCTCAGAGCGATGGCTCCGAGAATTAGACCAGTTGTGGCCTAGGAATGCCACCATCTCATTGGAGCGCGCTCGAACGCTCTTCTGAGTGCTCAAAACCAACCCGAGTTCCGCAGCGACCGAAGCCACTTTAGACAGCGGGATAGCATGGTTTGAGCCCACAACACTGTCATCGCCCAACACCATCATGTCGTGAGGCCTAACACCACGACCGGTGAGCCTGATCCAAATGTACTGAATGATCAGGTAATTACAGATGCTATCGATCAACGACGTAAACGCCGAGCCCGAAGGCACCCCGCGATGAACCTGCCAGATACTCTGGTCCGGCAGTATGATGCGGCTATGGATGAAGTCATTCACGAGACGATTGTACAGGTCGTTCTCCTGCCGGTCCATCTGAAGATGGCTGGCTAGGATGCCGAACGCATCATCGATCATCCACGCCGGAAGGGAGGCGTCGAAGGCCGAAAAGTCGAGGCAGTATGTGAACTCCCACCTCGACTGGAGTGCCGAGATGAACGTCCCGACCTCCATGTTTCGTCGTGCGTATGCAAATCCCTCCCGTCCGACCAACCCCCAGTACGCGGGTTTCGAAAACCGCGTAGAGAGTAGAGTCGTCGCAAGGGGAGCCATCCATACGAGGCGACCTTTTGGGCCACTAGGCCCATGCTGAACGCGGCGGCCAGCAACGTAGGGATCAAAGGCACGACGTTTGGATGCGATACGAAGCGCATGGCTTCGAGCCCGCTCCAATGCGTCGTCATTCCGACAGAAGAAAGGAGCACCAGAGAAGTGAGAAGCGTGCACGTACTCGTCAGCGACCTCATCGATCGATAGAAGTTCGCGCCTTCTTCCTCTACCACCTGCTGCCGCCATTGTAGCAGCTTTCGCCCGCTCATATGCTTCGGGCTGGACCTTTGAACGCTGGAGTACAGCGAGACTTCCAGGTCCTCGATCGGCCAGTACAACTCGCCGTCGGCTAGACTTATCAGGACTAGCCCCTGTGAAGTCGGGTCCATTGTCTCCAGAGGTACTGACTCCTCCAGAGGCGTGGGCTGCCACGACGCCGTGTCCCTCTGAGTTGGAACGTGAGGGAACACCGGATCCGTGACCGGTACGGGCGGAGCTGTGAACGTGGCCGCGTTCTCCTGTGGCTCCAAGTTCACTGGCTCCTGAAACACGGGCGCCTGGAACGAGGCCTCCGGACGTGCCTTCGGCTTGTTCCGTGAGCGCCGTGATCCTTGTTGCGAGGGTTGCTGGGACCCATTCGGCGTATTTTGCGAGCGCCTTCTGGATCCATTCTGGTGTCCAGACACTCTTGTTATCCCTCTCCGGGACGAGCTCGACACCCTGGACGCCTTCAAGCCACTTGAGTGCGTGCCAGTCTACAACTGCTTCCGTAGAAGTGCCGAGACGCTTGAGGACCTGTTTCCCCTTGCCAGAGGCACGGTACTGTCCAAGATAGTCGAGTCCAGACCGATCGTTCACAGGTTTCCTCCCTTCTTAATAAGGTCTATGTGAGCTACCATCCAGTCATCGGACCTAAGACGGTGAGCAAGATGTGGTTGAAGTTTCAACCTAGCTCAGGTCAGTAGAAGTCCAGCTATGGATTCC